GGGGGGGGGCACGGTCCAGGGGGGGCCCGCCGCGGGGGGGCGGCGACGCCTCAACCACCGCCCGCGCCAAAAAAGTTCGCCCTAGGCATTGCGCGCGGCCGTCAACAAGTGCCGCACGAGAGCTCGACGGCATTGCGAGAGGCCGGACATGCGCCAAGCGTGGCCGTGCAAGGCGGCTGCGCACCGGCTCCACGCCAAGCTCCGTGCGCCGCGACACCGAATCATTCGCCGGTCCCATCCATGATCGATCACTACCAACAACAGCAGCTTTCGTGCTGCGCTATCAATTCGCGGGGAACTGGAGAGGGATATGCCGATCACGTCGCTGTGGCCGTTGATATCGGGCTCGATCTCGTCAGCTGTGGCCGTTGCATCGCGAACAATTTGAGCGGCGAAAACGGCCGCGTTTCGCTTTTCGGCAGCAACGGCAACTACTAAAGGGTCGGCGCCAACGGCAACGACATGTTCCGCCACCCTGGCAACAATACCAATGACGATGCTTTGTGTTCGGCGGCGACGTCAACACTACATTACGGGCACCCTCGATAAAAGACGGGCTGAGGAGCTCGGCAACGTCACTCCGCCCAGCGATACCGGCGGGTCGACACTCGGGATGCGTGTCCTCGAGACCTTTGCATTCCGATCAGCGACTGAAACAGCGTCTCCTCCGGGCTAACCAAGTCGGCGAAGATCTCGTGGTTGCGGGTTTGGCCATAGATGTCGAAAGTCTCTGCGGCCTGAGCTTCTTGAGATTTCTATCCCAGCGTGAGGGGCTGGATACAGCGGCGTTGGAGCGCCGGTTTGCCTCAACCTGCCGACCTGCTCGTTGAAATGCTGCGCCTCGCGTTCGCCCGCTTCGGCGGCGCAGCAAGTCTTGTCGACGCCGAGGATTGCCGGTTCAGCGCCGCAAATGACAATGAGCCGTTACTTCTTTGCGCTGTTCGCACTTGAATGGCACCAGACGCCGCCGTGTCGAGAAAGGCGAGAGACGACTCTACGGCCGTGGCTCCCGCGGCGGCTGGGCCGTCGGCGCTGGCACCGGCGTCCGCGCCGGCGTCGGCGGGGCCTGCACGGCCGGCGGCAACACCACCACCTGCGGCGGCTGCCTGGCGGCGCTGATCGCGTCGGTGATCGCCCCCTTCATATCGCGCATGCCCTGCATCAGCGTGCCGGGCAGCTCGCTGACCTGCCGTTCCAGCGTCGCCAGCCGTTCCGCGTAGCGCTCATCGATGCGACCGATGCCGCGCTCGGCGCGGTCGATCTGCAGCATCACGGCGAAGCTGCTCAGCGTGATCAGCGCGGCGACTCCCAGAAACGTGCCGGCAAGCGTGACCAGCGTGCCAGCGCCAAGGCGCACCGGCATTGCGCGCGGGGTGTCGGCGTTCTTGACCTCGAGCGCCTTGACGCGCTCCTCGATCAGCGAGAGCAGGATCGACAGCCGCGCCTCGATCGCCTCCTCGCGCACCTTGCCGGCGCCGTTTGCCACAGCGCCGTTGGCGGCCGCCACCTCCTTGCTCGACGACACCGTGCCGAGCCCTTCGGCGAGCGGCGGAATCTTGCTGAAATCCTGGATCGGGTCAGGCACGGATCTTCCCCCCTGTGGTGGCGGTCGCCATCACGCCGCGCATGAACAGCCGGAACTCGTTCTGCGCCTCGATCAGCTGCTCGCGCGAGCGCCGCATGGCGCTGTTTGCCGACTCCATGCGCCCGTTCGAATAGTCGTTCAGGCATTCCTGCATGGCCTCGACCGCCTGCATGTTCTTCTGCATGGCGACGAACAGCCGGTCGAGGTCGTGGCGGGAGAGATCGAATGGCAGGCGCAGGGTGGGCGGGATGGTGCGCCAGGCTTCCGCGGTTTGCGCCGGTATCGCGAATGGATCCGGCGTCTGCAACGGAATTGGCGGCGACGGCCGCGGGAACTCGGTAGTCATGGCCAATAATCAAGCACGGACCTCCGTCCCATGCCAATAGCGATTCGTCGCCTGGACCTCGGCTTGGACGCGTCCGCCCCTAGCCTGCGCATGGGAACGGATTGAGAACCTGCGTGGGTCTCGCGTTGTCGCCGTCAGGGCTACAGGTTCATGCGCCGGTCCCTGTCTGCGCGGATGCGGCGGACGTTCTCCGGAGTCTCGCGTCGCCCCTGCCGCTGTGGGTCGTGCTCCTGCAGCCTGACACGCGCCTCGAACAGCTTCAGCTGCCTCCGAAGGAATAGGCGCATGGCCGAGGCGCTCGGCGAAGCCAGCTTGCGTTGCTTGACCGAGGTGTCGGACGCGGCCTGGTGGTCCTCGGTAGCGCTTGCGCTCGAGCTTCTCGCGTTCGATCTGCGCGCCTGCATCTTCTCGCGGTTGAACTCGAGCCTCGGATCGGCTGGCGGTGCCGCGACTTGCGCGCGCCGCGCCTTCCACGCCTTGACCACGTCGCCAAAATACTGCTCGGGATTGCGGATGCCAGAGGCCTCGACTCGTTTACGCAGGGTCTCGACACAGGTCTCAAGCGGATAGATCGGATTGTCCTCGCCGAGCGTCTGCATGATCAGCTTCTGTTCGCCCAGGATCGCCTCGATGGCGCCATATCGCGCTCGCGCGTAACCCCCGCATTTCGCGCATCACCGCGTCGTTGACGTAGTCCGTGTCAGTGCGGCGAACGGCTCGTCGCCCTGCCTGGCCGGCTCGTAGATGACGATGCGGTCAGAGCCGAGAAAGACGCGCATCATGCCCAGCATCATCCAGCCGTTGGTCTCGGCGATGTCGTGGCTGACGACGTTCGACTTGCCCTTCTCGGGCGGCACGTCGGCCATCGTGCCCTCGTAATATTCGAGGGCCCTGGCGCGATGCGCGGCGAGCTCGCTGTCCTCGTAATCGACCGCGTCGGCGATCTCGCGCTCGATCAGCGCCGTGAGCTCGCTCTCGCTCATTCTCTCGCGCGCCATCGCTCGTCCTCGGTGTGAAGTCCGGTGCCCGCCGGCACAAGCCTGGGCCTTGCCGCCGGCGCGTGCCATCGTCTACTCAAGCCCCCGGCGACGGGCGGTCCCGTGTCGAGAAACCGGAGACCGGGCCGCGCGTTGTCAGTCACGAGTATCGCGAGAAGGCCCCGGCGATGTTCAGATACCTTGTCCTGCCCGGCTTGATCGGCTCGGTGATCGCCATCGCGATTGCCCTGGCGATCGCCTGGAAGGCTGCGCATTGAGCGGACGTGCAGCGCTGGCCACGCCCGAGCTGAACCGGCGGTCGCCACCGCCAGGCGGATCCCGCCGGCAAGCGACTCCGGATTCGAACTGCGACTCGAAAGTTGTCCCGCGCAGCCCTATGCCGTGGCGCATTCTCGGGCGCATGGCGGCAGGGCTGTTGGCGCCTGCACAAAATGCGGGCAACCAGGCCGCCGCGCCGCTCGCCGCGCCGACCAGGCGGAACCCGCGCTCAAGCTCAGGCGTTCTGCCGATATTGGAGGGTCCAAGCCAACCAAAGGTCACATGCCCGACGACCTCATCGCCGAGTATCTGGCAAAAGCCGAAGAGTGCCGCACCGAAGCCGCCACGGCGGCGCACCAGGACGAAAAAGTCGCCTGGCTGCGCATGGCCGAGGACTGGCTGAAGCTTTCCCGTTCCGTCAGATTCGAGGCGGCCGAGGACGAGCGGCACAATACCCGCATCGACGGGCACGAGCACCCCATCCACGATTCCAAGATCGTCAGCCGCTGAGCCCCGCCCGGACAATGGCCTGCGGAGGCAGATCGCCGTTTCGCCCCTTATGTCCGCGTGTGGTTCTTTTTTGCACCGCGGCGGAACGTCTGTGAACCCGGTCACACTCGCCTCGCCGCCGCCGACCTAAGGTGCCGGTGCGACGCGAATTCCATCCCACGCTTCGCTTCCTTCGGGCCCGCCTGGTCGCACTTCCAGGCGGGTTCTTTCTTTTTGCCCGCCCGGCTTCCTTGGCGGGCGGCCGCCACCCTCCCCGGCCGACGCCGCTTAACCGGCGCTTTACGCGGCCGTGATGTCATCGGCATGCGCCGCCGCCGTCCGGCCCGGCGCTTGTCCTCGCCTGCCGCAGCTCGCGCGGGCGGGCTGCCGTGCGAGGTTTCGCATGACCGAGATCGCCCTGTCCGTCGGGGAGTTCCTGTGCGACGCGGCAGCCGCCATGCGCGTGTTCGGCATCGGCGCCTGCTACACCCACGGCAACATGAGCGCCCTCGGCTGGTTCGTCATCATCTGCGCCGGCCTGCTGCCGGGCGCCTGGCTGGTGTTTCGGCCGCGCTGATGCCTTGCAGATTGCGGCTTCAGCCCTTGCACGCAGGCTGACCGCGAGGCCGACCTCAACCTTGACGCCGCCCGCTTGCGGGCCGCACCGCACATGCTACCACTACGCGCGCAAGTTGCTGCCTGGGAGGGCTGCCTTGATCCGTCTGTCGCTCGCACTGTCCGCCGTTTGTCTCACCATGCCGTGGCTCGCCGGGCCCGCGGCCGCGCAGGACCAGAAAACCACCCGCTCGGGTCAGCCGGTCGTCGTGCGCGTCTTCTACAACTGCGCCCGCCCCGGCAATCATCCGAACGCGGCCGGCTCCGCCTCCAACGGCGCCGTCACCCTGCGTGAGGCGACGCGCAACCGCTGCGGCAATCCCCGGCAGCCCGTCGTCGAGGCGGTCTACACCCCGAAGCCCGGCTTCAAGGGCACCGACGAGGTGATCTTCGTCGCCGGCACGCGCGCGCGGGTCAGGGTGACCGTGCGGTAAGCGGTTATCCTTACACCACCCATCTCAGGTCGCGCTTCGGCAGCGCCGTCGCCGCCGCGCTCGGCTCCTGCAGCCCGACGGCGAGCGTGCGGAACGCGTCGGCGGGATGCGAGCACCAGTCGTGCAGCGGGCGCTCGTAGAACACTTTGCGCGCGTCGTCCCACTGGCGCCGGTACTGGCGCAGCGCCTTGAGGCCTTCGGCGCACGTCTCGCGGTCGAACCAGCAGCGCGGCAGGATCTTGCGCACGGCGTTGACGCCGTCCTCGACCGGCAGCCGTTTCACGATGGTGGCGGCGAAGCCGAGGCCGGCCGCGGTCTCGCGCAGGGTCTTGCCGGTGCCGAGCTCGCCGCGGGCGCCGTCGTGCGGCCACAGGTGCCGTCCGTAGGTGTAGCCCCTGTCCTGCAGCACCCTGGCGTAATGGTCGAGGCCGAAGCCGCTTGCGGCGTAGTAGTCGACCACGCGGATGTCGAAGCCGCTCTGCTGGAAGAACCAGATCGCCGTGTGGTCCGACAACCCGAGGTCCCACGCCGTGTGCACCGCCAGCGCCGGATCGTAGACGTTGGCCGCGATGCGTCCGCCCGCCTCGGCCTGCTCCATCTCGCGGCCGTAATAGGCGCCGATGATTGCGGCGGTGAACGAGCAGTAATATTCCTGGCGGAACAGCGCCTCGCCGTGCGCGCCGTGCGTGGCGAGGAGCTCGCGCTTCTCCTGCGCCAGCACCTCCGGCGCGATCGCGCCCGTGTCGTCGACCGTCAGCAGCTCCGCGAACCAGGCCGGGTCGGCCTTGGCGTATTGGTAGAGGTCCTGGCCGTGGTTCGGCCCGCGCGGCGTGTAGATGAAGACCGCCCAGCCGCCGTTCTCGGCGAGGATCGGGCGGATGAAATTCCAGGCGCTCGGGTCGGCGAGCGCGTATTCGGAAAAGACAACGCCCGCCGGCGGCGAGCCGATGAGCGAGTCGTAGTTGTCGGAGCCGACCACCTGCCACGTCGATCCGTTCCTGAAGCGGATCAGCATCTCGTGCTCGCGCGTCGTCGCGCGCAGGGCGCGCGGAAACGCCTCGTCGATGCGCCGTTTGCCGCTATGCGGGTTCACCGCCTCCCAGATCGCTTTTCGCGCCTGCGCCGCCTCGGGCAGCATGTGCCAGTAGGTGGCGGGCCGCTCCTGCGCCTTGACGGCGGCGAGGTGCAGGCAGAACTCGTCCTTGCCGGCGCGGCGATGCCACACGCACACGGCGCGCTTGCCGCCGTTCTCGAAATAGCGCCACACCGGGAGCTGGTAGTCGCGCGGCTTCCAGCGCTCAGCCGGAAGGCGGATCGGAGAAGCGGACAATTTCCACCACCACGTTGCCGTTCTCCGGCTCTGACGTTCCCAACGGAATTGCGCGCGCGAGAAGTGCTGCGAACACGCGCTTTTCGTCCCTGGCGAGCGCGACGAGGTAGCCGAGCAAGCCGTTCTTCCCTTTGCCGTCCTCGCCGACTGCGGTCGCCGCCAGAACGATCGCATCCTTGAGCACGGCCGTGATCCTGTTGGGCACCCCTGGCTTGCGGCCCCGCTTTCCGGCATGCGGTGGCGTGGTGCCCTGGCGCGGGATGATGCTCGTACGCATCTCGGTTAGCCTCTTCTCCGGGTTTGCGAAGCGCGCAGGACGTTCTCAACTGAAAATGCCCTGGGAGCCGCATAGGCGCGCCGCGCCCTCGTCGGTGCAAACGCTTGCTCGGTCGCGCTCGGGTCCGCTCCGGATGAAGCCGCACTCGCCTGCACGAATTCGGAACATGGCATGTGGCGATTCAGTCCTCCTGGTCGCGCGCGAGGAAGCCGATGGCGTCGGGTCCCGTCCAGACCTGGATCGGCCTGCCGTCCTGGTCGAGGATGGGCAGCGTCTGCCACGGCTCGGAAGGCTCGTAGACCGTGAGCTCGGGCACATGGGCAAGATCGCTCGCCGCTTCCACGAAATCGCCGCGCTCGCGCATTGCATGGGTGACGGAGATGGAGCGGTAGCGGCGCATCGCGACACCGGGACGACAAGTGAGGAAGGTCGGCGTGGTCCTCGCTAGAGGACGGTCGAAGGTGATCAGGCTCGCCACCACCGGGGATCAGGCCGGGCACGCCGATGGGTTCAGGAGCAGCGCTCGACGACGGACGACGCTCGCGCCTCGCGCAGCGCGCCGCTCCAAAAGAAAAGCCCGGCAGCCGTTCCGGCTCCGGGCACAATTTGCATCGTCGAATTCAGTAGTGCGGGAAAGCGGCGCGCGCGTCAACGGTGATTATGAATTTATCCCCAATTATATACTTGACTGAA